GTACGACCTTACAGTTGACTCACGTCTTGCATCCTGTGAGAGCTTTAGCGTGGGAATTTGCCCCTGACTGGCAATCAGGTTTCATGCCCTCTCCGTGCACATATGGCGACCCTACCTTCAATTCACGCATTTTGGAAGCTGTGGTGGCCGACGTTCTCGGAGGAACGGAAGATGACGGTGGTCCAAGCCTTGAGGAATGGTTTGACGCGCAAACTCTTTCAGATTACACGAATTGCGCAACAGATCCTCCGATGGCCACCGTACATACGCGAGAGAATGACATCAAGTCTTGGACGGAGCTTAGTGAAAACTTTCCAGACCTTGTTAGGTATCCGGAAAGTCTTGTCGAAACTCTGCTTGACACGGAACATGAATGTGGACATTTTTACGATGCTCCTGATTCCTTTCAGATTTCTGTCACAGCTATGTTCACAGATCGTTGCAAGTGCCAGGCATGTGATCCAGACTTTCAAGCACGGTCTCTCTCGCGGGCTCTGCTTGGCCCGTTGCCGGAATCCGGAGACGATGCGGAGTGGATGGAGCAAGCATACACTCCAGATGCAGAATTGTTCGTCAACGAGCCCACTGATGACCCCATTCCAACCACAGACTGCAAGAGACCTATCCAACCCACATGGTCTGTGGATGTCTACTCGAAACAAGTTGACTCAGACTGGGGGCTCAGTGATTCAACAAACGTCACGGTACGTTCGGCTAGCAGTTCGCTTCTCCCTGCTGGCCGCGGGGGCATATTTTTCATGTGTCCTCGCCCGGAAGGCATTGAAAGAGTATGTCTACAGGTGGGAGCTAAAATCCGATCAGGAACTCCCAACTCGGGAACAGTCACAAATCTCCCAGGTGGAACAGGCTATGGAACAGAATGGAGCGATGATGGTTATGAAACTCAATGGTCCGACGGCCCCTATTCTATCCCTTCAGGACTGTCTGACTAAACACGTTCTGGTTCCAGAGATTGTGGACGAAGAAGGCACAGTAACACAAAAAGAGCAGTCCACATTTCTCATCCGTGAGTTTGGCCCTGCCGTCAGAAATCTAGTGACCCTCGCAAAACTAGAATTCGGCGGGATTCCAAAGAAAACCACTGCCAACGAACTCACGGTTTGGCGGTTCCTGGTACGGAAGTGTGAGCAAGCAAATATGAATCCAACTGACTCCCGTACTGCCATTTCGATGGCCCTGCCATATGTGTTTATGCCGTGTCGTACTGATGTTGGAAGAGCTTCAATTCCACTGCGTGATGAATCCATTGAGATCTGTCGCCAATATCGCGCACAATTTGTGGAGGAGACACCCCTACGGCGAGTATTCAACAACCCACTGAGCGGAAAAGCATGGCGCAATTGGGTTAGGCACCTGGGAGGGCTGGATGATCCAGCCCTATTCCAGGAGCTGAAATAGGGGTGTCTTGAAGAGTGGCTTGGGGTGCAGTCTCGGCGCACACGTGCGCGGCACCCCAAACTCCGTAGCCACTTTAAAGACACGAGACACAAAACCCGCAGAGTGTTCCGGATTGCAGGTTTGGGCAACCTGTATGAATTTGGGGTCCACAACAACTCTGCGGTAAACCTGGAACGTGGACTGATGGAACGAGTATTTTATGTGAAAAATGATAAGGGGGAACTCGTTTCATGCCCTGAGCCAATTAGTGGGATATTTTGGAAAAATTTGAAGGGATTCAGAAATAGCATTGTTCACCATGTGGGACACAGACATCCAGTGTCACGAGAGACGTTTCTCGCTTACTATACAGGGCCAAAGCGCACCATGTATGAGAAAGCGGTGAATTCCCTCTACGAAATGCCTGTCTCATACGACGATGCTAAACTGAAAACATTTGTCAAAGCAGAAAAGATCAATCTCACTAAGAAAGCTGATCCTGTACCACGTGTGATCCAACCCCGTGCTCCCCGGTACAATGTGGAACTGGGTAGGTATTTGAGACCGGTTGAGCATTCAATCTACCATGCCATAGACAAGATTTGGGGTGGTCCGACCATCATGAAAGGTTACTCGGTTGAACAGATTGGAAGACACATCGAAAACGCGTTTCGATCGTTCACCGATCCAGTAGCCATTGGATTTGATGCAAGTCGGTTTGATCAACACGTGAGTGTTGAAGCTCTACGCTGGGAACATAGCGTATACACAAGGATTTATGGCTATCCAGAGCTTCTCACGCAATTGCTGCGGTGGCAGATCCATAATCGAGGAACAGCATACGCTTCAGACGGCGCGTTCAACTACCAGGTGGATGGTAAACGCATGAGTGGGGACATGAACACATCATTGGGCAATTGCATCCTGGCCACAGCAATCACACATGACTTCGTGACCAAGCTGGGAATTCCAGCCAGACTAATCAACAATGGAGATGACAACGTCCTGATCTGTCCGGCAGTGGAGGTAGGCAGAGTCAGACAGGAACTGTACAGACATTGGTTGAACTACGGATTTGAAGT